TCAATGGCTGGGTTTGTTCTTACTATATAATACTGGCAGTTCACAAGTGAACAGTTGGGGCTACCCTGCTTCTAATTCAGTATATGAAAACGTTATAATAAGCTCTATAGTTAGTGGTACTGCTAATGATACTATAGCTTTTACATATCATAATAGCTATTCAGCACCAAGCACTAATAATAGCTATAATATGGCATACATATATTTACTAGGTTAGGACAAACATATGGCATACATAGGACAGACACTAACTGAGGGTACAAGAAGAGCGCACACATTTACAGCTACTGCTGGACAAACTACATTTAATGCTGTATACTCTATTGGAAACGTAGACGTATATCAAAACGGAATACTGTTACAACCTGCTGACTACACAGCTACTACAGGAACTACAGTGGTGTTAGGCGCTGCTGCTGCACTAGACGATGAGATTACTATTATAGCTCACAACATATTCAGCGTAGCAGATGCACCCACACTCTCAGGCGGTGGCACATTTGCAGCTAGTATCAGAGCGCCAATATACGACACAACACAGAATACTATGAAGACCGCTTTGTTTCAGACTAATGAGCAAAGCATGGGTACAGACACAACAATACCTAGCTCACAGAATGCTAGTTGTAATGGACCTCTAACAATAGCGTCTAGTGTAACGCTTACAGTTAATGGGAACTTGACAATCATATGAGTACTTTACATGTAGAAAATCTAAAAGGTCTTGGCTCTGGCGGCAATGCCAATAAAGTTATTATACCCACTGGCCAGACGTTAGAGGTTACAGATAATATAAGGCATGATGATATGCCTACTGGGACAATTATTCAAACAGTACATGTAAGATTTACTGTTAATACTTTCATTGATACATCAAGCTTCGTTAGCGTTGGAAGCCTTTCTATTACACCAAAATTTTCAAACAGCAAAATACATGTAAACACTACAAATCATGTTTATGTTCAGTCTGGAAATAACAGTACATGGAGGGCTGCATCAATCAAACTTTTGAGAGATAGCACTGTAGTATTATCAGGCGATAATTATGAGCCAGGCTTGTATGCCGTTGATGGAACTGCAAGATTTATGCAGGATAGTACAATACAATATATAGATACTGCAAATACTACTAATGCTTTAGTATATTCTGTTCAATATGGTAGAACAGGTACAAATGTAACAGGCATACGAGTTAACCATCCTACTTATGGTCGTCAAGGTTTTATGTTACTTCAGGAGATCAAACAATGAGCATCCTAAAGGTAGACACCATAAACGAAAAAACTAGTGGTAATGGTGTGGCTATTCCAGGTCATGTTATTCAGGTTGTAAATTCATCGACTTCAACACAAGTGCTTACAACATCTACTTCATTTGTTGATACTGGTTTAACAGCTTCTATTACACCAAAGTTTTCATCATCTAAAATTTTTGTAACTGTTAGTCAGGCTTTTTCTATTACAGCTAGTACAAATGCACAACGCCAAGCTAATTTAATAATAGCAGACGGTAGTAATAATCAATTATTTGGTGGTTCTACCTACGATCAGTTTAGGATAAAAGAACAATACGCCTTTCATTGGCAGACAAACTTGCAGATGTTACATTCTCCTAGCACCACAAGTTCTTTTACATATAAAACTAGAATGAAAGCAGTGGGAGGGTTTGCATCAGCTAATATTGGCGCACAATACGGCAGTGCAGAAGAATCGAGTATAACTCTTATGGAGATAGCCCAATGAGTTCTATCTTAAAAGTTGATACAATACAGAACACCGCAGGAGCGGCTCCTACTGCGTCTGACTTAGGATTAGATGTTAGTGGTACAATTTTAAAAATGCATAGACACACTTGGGCTGATGAACATCAAGTGGCAAACAATAGCTCATCTTATGCCGCCGTTACTGGTTCTTCTTTTTCTTTTACTCCAAAATCTGCATCTTCTACTTTAATAATTGTATCAGACCTTTCGTGTCGAATAAACGGTCAGGCAGAGGGTATGATGTTTAAACATTATGTTGCTGGCTCTTCTATAAGCCATGATAATAATTATGCTCACGAAATATATTTTAATACAAATACTTCTGCCGACATATATCTTAGGCAAACTAAAAGTGACACCTATTCGAACACATCATCTTCAGCAAAAACAATACAATTATATGTAAGAGATTACGCTGTAAATAGCACAAGTGCCAACAGAATTAATTTCCTTACACGTTTTAGATCCGCAACAATAGTTTACGAAATAGGATAAACAAATGACAGATATAGCAACAGCATTAGGCGAATTAGGCGTAACCGAATGGGTGTTACGTGGAGAGCCAACAACTCAGGTTGAGTTTGAGACTATGTTTCGAAAGGTCATGAGCGCAGACAGCAATGGCTCTGCCATAGAAAGCTCAGACCCATCACACTTCGGTACAACTTGGGATAAAGTTAAAGCTAAGAAGGATGAACTTGTAGCAGCAGAACCCATGAGGTTATTACGTGAAGAGCGTAACCGTAGATTAGCAGAAGTAGACTGGTGGGCATCAAGTGACCTAACCATGACTGATGCACAGAAAAAGTATAGAACTGACTTGCGTGACATAACCAAAAGCGCAACCAGTTTAGATGATGTAACTTGGCCTACAAAACCATAGGAGTATAAAATGGCAGAGATTAAAGTAACACTAACCGACACAGAACTAAAGTGTCTTGAGTATGCAGCAGCATCCCCACAGGACTGGGCTGATAATGCTTTGACTAACAGAGCTAGGATAGCCAAGGATGAGATCATTGCTGCTCTTGTAGCTCACTGCAATGCTAACTCAGTAGCACTAGCTGTTGGAGAAGACGCACAGGTAACACAAGCGTTTGACCTAAAGGTTGTTAAGAAAGCCTCTGAAGCAGAAGAGTCAAAACCAGAGTAAGGAATATCAATGTCATACATCGGCACTGAACCTAAAGACATAAGATCATTTGGCAGAACTAAGTTTGACTATACTGCTACGCAGGGTCAGACAGCGTTCACTGGTGCTGATGATGATGGTAAAGTATTAGCCTTTACTGTTGGACAGATAGAGGTATACGTCAACGGCATCCTCATGGACGATAGCGACTTTACCACAACTGGTACTGGTACAGTCACACTAGCAACTGCAGCTAATCTAAATGACGTAATCAACATTGTATCGTTTGAGACTAACATACCTGACAGTAACTATGTACCTGCTTCAGGTGGCACGTTTACTGCTGATGTAGACTTTGGTGCTAACAAGATTACCTACGCAAACTTGTACAACAACCTATCAGACTTACCTAGCGCATCTACCTATCACGGTATGTTTGCCCACGTACACAATACTGGACTAGCTTACTACTCTCACGCTGGTGCTTGGATACCTTTAGCTAATCTAACTGGTGCTGCGTTTACTGGTAACGTGGGAGTAAACTCAACTCCAACTGCCGCATTAGATGTAAGACGAAGCGATACCGATGGTAAAATAGCAGAGTTTCATCAAAGTGGTGGATATGGCTTTGATATAAGTTCTTCGCAAACTGTTGCGACAATGGGGTCTGGTTATCTTCAAGCTTGGAAGTTTACAACAGACGCAGGGTCAGGCGCAGTAGAACAAATGCGTATCTCTAAAGAAGGTTATGTAACAAAACCTAATCATCCATCATTTTTTGCTTATAGTACCGCTAGTAATTTAGTTACAAACCAAGCTCAAATTCCAGCAGATTTTAATGCTACATTAACAAATGTAGGTGGTCATTTTAATACAAGTTCAAAACGATTTGTTGCACCTGTTGCTGGGTCGTATTATTTTTCTGTATCTGGACAACTCGCTTCAGCTAGCGCACTCGCACATGAGCATGCACTAGGTGTTTTTATAAGAAAAAACGGTGCTACATTTAAAGACCAATATGGTGGTAATTATGGTAGTGGTACTTCTGCACAGTATATGACTGTTGTTTGTAACGCTGTAATGTCATTAGCAGCAAATGATTATGTTGATGTAGAGTATAGGCCACACACAACAGTGAATATAGAATATTCGGGCGGCACTAGAAGATGCACTTTTAGTGGATATTTAATAGGTTAGGAGAACACATGACAAGAGCAAGAGATGTAGCTAACCTCA